GTGGATACTAGGCCTGATACTTGGGTCTCGTTTGCGAACCAGCAAATTTTCGTTCGCAAGCAAATAATCGCTTACCTTGAAGAAGGTCGTGCAGATACGTCCATAAATTTATGGTCGCCTGCCGAAGTCCTTTGGGAGCGGTTACCCTGGAGCTTTGTCGCTGACTGGGCAATCCCAATCGGCGAATACCTTAGTGCAAGAGGCGCTGCCTCAACGCTTAAAGGTACTTTCGTGACTACCACACTCTACCAGAAGAAATTCTGGGGTTCCCGGTTTTTCGGGGATAAAAATAAGTGCGAGGAAATCACGTCCATTCAGGACTGGGCGGGAATTAGCCCAGACTGGCAGGAGTTCCAGATGACCCGCGTTGTAACAACATCCTTAGACCCTGGTCTGCCCACTTTTAAAGGGCTTGCTAAGACCGCATCTTGGGAACATTGTATGAACGCTGTAGCCTTACTAACTGGGGTTATGAACAAACCCCCAAGCGTGACCTTGCGCGAGCTTGGTCGTCTTCGCAGCTAAACACCCATCCGGGCCCTCGCTAAAACCTTGCGAGGTAAATTTAAGGAACCCAAATGGCAAATGTTGCCAATATTGTCGTCTTTGACGGCGCCGCAACCCCTGTGTCTCATACCCTCGTCCCTGTGTCCGTCTCGAAAGAGGGCGGCTTGATCTCTGCGCTTTGGCGCGAGCAGATCTCCTCCCTCCCAACGGAGGCGCAGGTTCGCGTGGAGATGAAACAAAGGACTCTCAAGTCCGGGGTAGTGGAGACGCGTACTCGCGTGACGGTTCCCGTCATGGAATCCGTTTCTGGCCAAAACGCGGCGGGTTACACCGCCGCTCCCAAAGTCGCTTTCGAGGATGCGTACGAGCAAGTCTCGTACGCACACCCCCGATCCACCATCACTAGCCGTCGTATTGCCAAGCAGATTCTTACGAACCTGTCTAACAATGTTTCGACTACGGTGGCGGCTGCGACGTCGGGCGTTTTTGACGAGGCCAATGTCCAACAAGTGATGCCGACCTAATTCGGGTCTGCCACTCCACCATTTTCCGATAAAGGAATAGTATGAGCTTAATCAACTCGTGGGACGGTCCTCTAAAAACGGAGGCCAGTAATGAGATCCTTCGGGAACTCGCCCTGTTGCACCTCGAGAGGGTTTGCAACCCTGCTAGCGAGGCAATCAGGAATGATATACAACGCGCTGTTATGGCGGGTGATTATCATTATCTGTGCAACCTTGAACTTGATTATACACGATTACCACCACTCGATGTTATTCATCTTGGGCAAGTCCTCGCCTTCTACAAGAAGCGAAGCGACCTGGACCTCGGGATTGACAAAAGAGGGGTGGCACGTGACAAGTTCATGGAGTCTGAACGGAGGTGCCGGGACATCAACCACATGTTCCGAGCTTGGTCTTGCGGGAGGTTTCAATTCCTCCCGCACGTTGAGTCAGCACTTCATGCTGCTCAGCGGAAAATCGACCAGGTGCTCGGACCCGTGCCGTTGATCCCGGACCTACACCTACGTTTCGGACCAGGGGCAACCACGCAAGTGGCAAAACGCAAGGCCTGTGCGAAGATGAAGCTTTCGCAGCAGGCTTGTTGTAGCGAAGATCTGATCCCTCTGGTCAATGAAGTACTAGAGGAGATCCCTGCTTATACCTTTCCTCCTGAAACGGAGTTCGACTGGTCTGACCTTTCCAAGGAAAGCAAATCCTTGGTCGGTTACGAAGAATCTTGCCGTCGTGTGACGGAAGACCTTAGGGCGCGCGGCCTAACAAGCCCGCGTACCACCGTCGGTGAAAAGGTTGAGCCGGAGCTTACCGTCGTCGTGAAAATCGATCACGGAAAGCTAGAGTTCGTACCGAAGAACGCTAAGACTGATCGCGCTATAATGGTAGAGCCTTGGCTCAACTCCATTTGCCAACTTGGCATTGGAGACTACATAGCTCGTAGGTTGAAGCGTTTTGGTGTCGACCTGCAGGACCAGTCCCGTAACAAAAGACTGGCCCGTCGTGGGTCGATTACCGGGGCTTTAGCAACCCTGGACCTAAGTAGTGCGTCGGACAGCATCTCCATGAAACTGGTGGAGCACCTGCTACCGACACCCTGGTTTGACCTCCTTCTCCGGTTTCGTACCGGGGTTGTGGTTGAGAAAGGGGGGTTGGTGACGCGCCTTCAGAAGTTTTCCTCCATGGGAAATGGTTTTACTTTCCCTTTGGAGTCCCTGATATTTTGGGCCCTAACTCGGGCCTGCTGCGACGATAATGATATCGTATCAGTATACGGGGACGACATCATCTGTCCTACCGAAAAGGTCGGCAAGGTGATGTCCGTTCTTCATGCCACCGGTTTTACGGTTAATGAAGAGAAAAGCTTCTTCGAAGGACCCTTCCGTGAATCTTGCGGCGGGGATTACTTATCGGGAATCGATGTTCGCCCGTGTTACATAACGGGACCTCTCACAGGCCATGATGCCTTTAGGCTCCACAATTTTTACATGAGGAACCTAGAGCATGGCTTGGCTTCCGCTGTGCGTAAGCACATAGTAGACGAGATTGCACTCCTCGGCCCCGATGGATTCGGGGATGGGGTGCTTATCGGCTACGACTGGAAGCCCGTGCGAAAGGCTAACCACCTTAGCAAGGGTTATGGAGGTGCAGTCTTTGATACCTGGTGTTATAAAAAGCGGAACTTCAAACGCCGCTTGCCAGGCGACAGGATTTTACCATCCTACTCGATATACACTCGGGAGAGTGTTTCGGGTTGCGATGTGCGGACCCTGTTGGACGAAGAGAAGAGGTTCAGGTCTTGGCTGGTTAATCAAGACCCTGATATGGCCCCTAGCCTTTATGAGGCAAAGGGGTACCGCTTCACTTCGGAGGGTGTACCGGAAAATTATTTGCCGGGGACCCAAGGCTGCAAACGAATCTCGATCTACACATTCTTAACGTCGTGATGACGCTGGGAACTGCGGGCTAACGCCCGTTGGCGGTGTGGAAAGACACACTGGAGACCGG